AATCCTTAACTGCAAGGCTTAGGTTTGCAAAGTTTCCGGCGTTGCTTTCGAATGATGTCCCGGTGCGTTGAGAAATGTCGAATAGTTCTTTGTAGACGGTTGCAAATTCGGCTGAGTCTTTTGTTACAAGCTTTATTTTAGAATCAAGAAGTGAGTATCTATCGGCTATATCAACAATGTTTTTAGCAACGTTTATTGCTGCGCTTACAGAAAGATAAGCGAGAGCGGTTTTGGCTATGTTGCCAAGTGAAAAAAGGGACTTGTGCGCCTTGTCTGACGACCTGGTAACTTTATCTATTTGGGATGAAGAAAGACCAAACTGCCGCCCCATCTGTCTAATCTCTTTTTCAGTAAGATTTGCAGATCGAGCAATTCTTTTTAAAGCCCCTTCCTGTGCGTTTGCAGCTCTTGTTTCAAGAAGTTTACGTTGAAGTTTGTTGAACTCTTTTTCTGTCAGCCCTGTGTGCTTGCGCAACTCCCCCAGGTCTGCGGCAATGTATTTAAAACTATCACCGGTTAGTTTAGAGGTTTTAGCCAAGGTATTTAGGTTTCCGACAAGACCCTTCACCCCGCCGCTTATTTGTCCTGGAGAAAGCGCATTACTTAACGCGTTAGACATTCCTTGCGCTTGAGAAGTAACCTGTTGTCTGGCTTGCTTTAGGTCGTTGTTAAGCTCTGCAAAGTCGCCTTTAATTGATACGTATATTCCTGGGATTTGCGCCATTACTTGTTCCTAAATAGTGATATCGCCATACGGATACCTTTTTCAAGTGCTGGACGTAAGAATGGGTGAGGTGGAACACGTTTGCCTGTCCCCGCTACAGCATGGCCGTATTCAACAAGATGAGCGTGCGGAGCTTTTGAAAAAACGATATACCCACCGTCTTTAAACTTTGATTTTTTCTTTTTTAATGATTTTCTGAGGTTTCCGGTTTTGTCGGAGAATGCAGATGATGACTTTGCCTCTGAATAAACAAGATCGGCAGTTTCTTCTAAATTAGCATCCACGGCCTGAGTTACCTCTAGCAACTGCGCATCAAATCCTTCTTGCAAATTTCGTATATCAACTTTTGCTTGCAGCATTAAGCACCGCCCTTTCCATGACTCGTAATCCGTCAAACAAATCTTCCCGACCATCCCGTTTGATACCGCGCATATTCAGCACTACCGGCAACGCCTTGTAATCCATCCCGGTCAACCCGGCAGGACCTACCCTCCATTGGGTAGCCATGTCGCAGAAAACCGATACTGTTGCCGAGTTGTCTGGGTAAATCTCAACAGCCTTATAACCCTCTGACTCTTGCAGCAATTCTGCTGGTAATCCCATCCGGGCTGCCGATTCACTTAGATCGCTGCCGCCGCCCATGAGATCGACGGCGACAGCCTCTAGTTTTTTATGCGGCTCTCTGCCAGCAGCCGGTTGTATTCCCGAACGATCTCGAACGCGGCCCGGTGGTAGTTGTTCAAAAAAACCTTGACGTTTTCCGGCGTAAACTTTTCATCCAATCCCCACCCCAATACAAGTTTGTGGAAAATTTCAGTATCTTCTGATTTGTCGTTTTCATTCCAGAAAGAAAGCAGCTCTTCCTTATTCCGGTATTTAAAGGTCAACGGAATGGTGCCGGTTTTCTTCTGGCCGGGGACGGTTATATCCACCACCGCCTCGAATGTTGGGTCAAGACTAATCTTGAGCATTTTATATCACCTTATGACGCGTAATATGTCGGAGTACCATTCATTGTGATTACCGCTCTGGTATTTACAAGTCCCTGCGCCTGTCCACCTGGAAGACCGGAGAACCCGACATAACCGGCAAAATACAGAACCTTTCCACCTGGGCCAAACTGGAACTTAAAAGCCCGTTTGCCTTGAACATCAGAAGCAGCTTTAAGTGCTGCTTGGCCTGCATCGGTTGAATCCCAGATATGATCCATCTGATAAGATACAGCAGATGGCAGGCCAGGAACCTGGCGCTTTGCGTTGTCGTGAATGGTGGTCGTGTCGATAAAATCGAACTCTCCGCCTGACGCACTGATCGTGGTTGCTGAGGTGATCGAATGTGCTAGTGTTACTTTTTGAAATGTGCCGCTTGAGAAGGTATCGAACCCTGTGGTGTCGACGCCCTCAAGATTGAATGTATCGGTAGTTTTTCCTATCACTCTGGCAACTTTTTCATTGACCTGATACATACCCTGGGCCTCGATATAAACAATATCGCCATCATTAAGACCATGGGCAGTGCTTGATACAACTCCGGCAGATGCTTTACTGATTGCAGTGATAGTTTCTGCAGCAGCAATTACAGACTGCATGCTGATTGCTACGTTTTTCCATACGATTGGTGTTGCCATTTGGTTCCCCTTTCTGTCTCACGACAGTAAGTTTCCGGCCATGCCTCACGGCTGTCCTTATGTTATTTGCCTTACGGTGTAAAAAACTTATACTCCGTTATATATTGATACGTTTTGTCCAACTCGCTATACTGGCCGGACGACTGAAAAATTAACGATGCTTTAAGCAGTTCTGCCGACAATATTGCCGACCGCACGGCACCCGTTGCAATCCCCCTGGATTCCTCCGGAGACCTCGCAAAAACATCTACCTGATACCGGTATTCCGTCATTCCTGAATATTGAGATATTGTGTCAAGCGGCATCCCGGATATCTCATAAAAAACGATGTAAGGTGTGACAATAGGCACTGATCTATTTACGCCAATATGGCACCCGCCGTTGACCATCGAACCGAGTAATTGTTTCAGGTAGGTGTCAACCGACATTATCCCTCACTCGTCCCTGTCTTTGCAGAAATTTCAAGTTCGCGGTGTTGGTAATCAACATCGACAATAGCCGTGATGTCGTAAAATTTACCATCACACACAATCCGCATGTAGGTTTCTACACCTGGTATATAACGGACATAGAACATAACCTGCGTCTCGCTTTGCACCGCCTGCGCAGCCACCAATTCCCTGCCCCGCAATGGCCTTACCTTGGCCCTTACGGTTGCAAAATCATTCCAGTTGTAGACCGTTCCGCCGTAGGTGTCCGTCAATTCGCTCTTTGATTGGATAGTAACTACGCTTTTGTACTTCCCGGCGCTCATACGCCCGCCCCTATACCTGGAACAACCCAGCATGAAAGAATGTTGTCGATAAAGTCTGCAGGCATAGCTGTTACGCTGGACCCGTTTGACGTTATAAAATTTTCCCTCTGTTCATACATCCCGGCAACACGTACCATTATCCATCCCCGGATATCATCAGGCGTGGTTGATACAGGTTCTTCATCACCTTCGCCATCAATTGTGGGCCATCCCGATGTAAAGCAAACCAGTATGTCTTGAGCGTCGGATGGCCAATTCAAAACAGGTTCGATATACCCAACAAGATGAGTTTTTTTAACCTTGTATTCGTCTAAAGATAATATCACTTCATCACCTTCTCCGTCGGTGTACTTGACCGACTCAACCGATTGCAAAGATGGTAACAGTTTGATTTTACCTGTTGGAAATGAATCAATATCCAACTCAAAAGAAGCGGCAACAAACATACGGCCAGTAATGTTCTGGCCGTAGCTCGTCGCAACCTTGATGTATTGCTCAATCAGCTCGTCATCTTCTGTAATGTCGACGTTGGTGTGTTTCTTCACCATTTCGACAGTCACCGGAAGGATAGATGGTTCTGTTGTTACCGTTATTGGCATTACTTTTCCTTGGCCTTTGCTAGTTTGTCTTTGACAGTTTCATCGACAACTTTTTTGTCAGATTTAGATTTTTTGTTAATTTCAAGCTGTCTTTCTGTATACCTTCCTACCTTTAGTTCTCCGACAAGGTAGGCGGCCCGCTCTCTAGATACAGACACTATTTTACCGGGCGGATATCCCGCCCAGTTTTGTTTCAATTGCACTTCCGCCATGGTGTTATCCTCGGTCATCAGTCAACAATTTTACTTTTTCCGTGATACCTTTCACCGCTACACCAGTATGTTGCACTGATAAGGTTTAAGGCGTTTGATGCACCTGCCCTGACTTGGATACAATCAAACCCGTTATCTATGTCAAGGGCATCAACGGGAACTTCAAAAATGACAATTTTATTTGCCAAGGCAGCGCCAGGTGTAAAGGCAACGCCTGACGTCTGTTTAACCACTACGTCAGATGCTGCCGCTGATGCAACAAGGAGAATTCCAACATCTTTTGCCAGAGCCTTATTGCCAGTTCCTGCAACCTCCGTAGCCTGATGCAAGGTAATGGCTGGTGGCGTTGCGTTGCCTTGAGCAACAATAACCTCTATTGTAACGTGCTCTGTTTTTTTCATTGAAATATAATCGCCAGCAATGGCACTACCGCCAGCTTGTGGCGCTATAGCTAAAACGGGATGTGACTTTCCAGTGAGATTCATGATCTTTTCCTTTTGTATTTGGTCGTTTTATCTAGCCGCAAGTGCGACAAAAGGCGACAGAGTATTGTTCCCTTTCAGGGGAGTTATTGGAGCGTCATGCATTGGCTGGCCGTTGTTTCGCTTAACCCACCGGAAAACCTTTTCGTCGGTCAGGAATCGAACATGGATCGACTCTGCCTCTTCTGTTCCACCTTTGGTTATCCGTAAATATTGTGCGAAATCTCCAAGAATGATATCACCCTTATCCCCCAATGTTTCACAGTGCTCTATGGGAACCAGTGGTATTCCGAAAACGACACCATAAGGCGCGTTGGCAAATGATCCGCCAGGGATGAAAACCGGCGTGTCGCCTACCTTCATCATCGGGAATTGCCCCAAGCAATCCTGATTGACAAACCATGCAGCATTTGCCAGGTTGCCGAAAAATCTCACATACATATCAACAAGATTTTGGGCAAGTATAGTGTCATTTTCCTGACTGGTTGCTTTGGCGACGGTTACCAGCACATCGCTATTCATAATCCCCATGTGCTGACCTGCCCCGGTACCCTCATAAATTTCCTTGTCATCAAGAAAAGCAAAAGCCTTCGGAACAGCGTTTCTCACAAGGCCGGTTAACGCAACGCTGTCACGTAACATGCGATTGGTTACTTTCAGTAGCGCATATTGGTCGTGAAGTTTTACTTCTCGAGGCTCAATCATTGCCGAAGCCCACTTGGTCATCTCTTCGGCTTCGGCCTTGCGGTAAGCTTTAACCCCGCCAAGAAAGACGCCCTTAGATCGATCGCGATCATCGGCTGCGAAATACTCGAAACTGTCGGACATATCACCAATAGGTTGCTCTGTGCACCTTGAAGTCAGTACTCCTGTTGCAACTGCGGTCTGGATAATAGATTTTGACTTGTCGGTCTCGACAAGATACCCACCCTCGGAGTCAACACCGGTCTTTAACCCAGATTCATTAACTACGGTTTGAAAACGCTCTCTTGCAGCTGGAGAATCTGAGTTATTCAGGCACATTGCCCGAATATCCATAAGTTGCTCACCAATATTTCGGTAAACAGGCTTATGTTCAACCTGCACAGACATTGCCGGTATTGTGTTGTTCACCGAGTCGGTTACATCTTCAAGGCCATCAAGATCAATCAACCTTGCAATAGAGTCCTGTATCTTCGATGCTTCATCTTTAAAGGCATCAAATTTAGCCTGGACTTCTTCTGTCCACTTCTCGCCGGTGAACTCTTCGTGCAGTGCGCGGGCTTCTGCAAGTTTTGCTTTCTTTGCTTCCCGCAATTTTTGGATACTGTTCATGGGATTTCCTTTTATAAAATTGTGCGGAATTGCCCGCTATGAATCCAATTCGAGTAGCTCTAAGTCTCTCGAATTGGCTAAAAAATCAAATATTTTTTCTTCTCTGTTATCTTCTTTTGTTGGCTCTGTGATTGCCAAATTTACCATTGCATCAGGAGTGTTTTTATATACTGCACGAAG